AAGAATAGGGAAGAGACAGAAAAAGGTCTAAAATCAGAGACACATTTTATCCTCCAATTTCAGACCATATTTTACGTGTGATTTTGAAACAATAACTTGTTAAAATTAATGAGCGGTTTGCTACTCACATTTTAGTGCTTTCACAATTCCGCTCGGTTTGTAGTTGAAGCGCTAGACAATTTTAACGCTAGTTGTGACCAACAACCATTCAGGGGTGGCGCAACTCAATGCGGGTAAACCCACCTCTCCTGTACGTTATAGGAAAAGCTAACCCTCAACTAAAACAATTATACCACACTTTGACTTATTTGTCAAATTAGACTATTTTAAATTCCTCTCTCATTCTCACTTCTATTACCCTTTCCCCACCTCTTAATTTCAACGCATTGTAACATCTAATTGCGCCAGTAAAACTGTCACATTCAAATTCTAAAATTCTTCCCAACTGTTCATCTTTTTCAATTACAACTTTCAACGCAATAACTTTATTCACTATACACCCTCCACTCTTAGTTCAATTTTCAGAACCAATAAATTATCTGTCCACTTACCATAAATCTCTTCAAAATCGCTTAATGATAAGTTCTCATATTCCTCAACATATTCAAACCCTGAATCAGTAACAAATCTTGCATGAACATAATAACCTTCTAACTCACTCATTTAAAAACCTCTCAATCACCATTTTATTTATAGTTCTAACAATTAATTCAACAGATTCCTCTAACATAAGAAATGAAACGTGGTTTTTATACGATAAACCGCCAACATTAAAATCTGTTAAAATAACGAAAAAATAACCTTCCTCGTAATCAAACTCAACTTCATATCCCATCTGCCTAAGTTTATTGACATTATTGACAGCTATCATTGTTTTGTTGTCTTCTTGAACCAGTTTACCAAAATACTTTTCAATCACTTTTCATCTTCCTTTCTCCACACAATTCCACCTACATGTCTTTTAACCGCTTCATGCACACTTGTAATTTGGTTCATTTCCCCTTTAATTTCAGGGTATTTTTCAACAACATTATATTCATCAAAAATTATTGCTCTAGGGCTAACCCCTCTATGTTTTCTTTCTAATCTTCTATTTTCTCTTACCTTCTCTCTACCTTCCCACCAATCAACCAACTGTCCAATCGTAACATATTCATTTATCCTAAACGTGTATGGAATGTCATTATTCCTTGTATTAAAATCACCATTACAAACAGTCGCAACTATCAATTCATTTACACTCATTCTTTTTTTCCTCCTCAAATATGATTTTACCGTTATCTAATTTCATAATTAATTCGGTAACAGTCTTTCTCAAAATATTCACCATAAATATTCTTTGTCGTTTTAATTCCTTCATCATTAAATTTCTTTTAGCGTGTTCTTCCATTTGTCCTCTGTCACTAAATGAAGCCTGAAATTCTTCATCAGTCCAACCTTCATTAAATTCACTTACTACAACATAAATATAAATCATTTCCTCTACCCCTCTTTCTTAATTTTATAATCACTATCCGTCAACACAACCCCACCAGCAACTTGTTTAGCCTTCAACACACCATAAAACATTCCGTCTCTAGCAGGCATTAACATATCCTCGTTGTAGTATGTAAAGTTATCCCAAGTTGCATACCTTTTAGCTTCATCAGGCAACCCCGCACACTTCACATCAACAACCGTTGTTGTATAATCCTCTTCCGTTGCTCTCTTTAATTTCCCTTCCTCTTCTTTCATATACAACTCATACATGTAGGTTTTCTGTCTCACATATTTAGCCCTTTTAAACGTTCCTTCCCAAGACCAATACCCTAACTTATCATCATCAATTATATCCTCAATGCTTTCAGGTATACTCGTACCAGTCAAATGTATCGAATCTGTATCACAATATATAATTCTGTCATAACACTTTTGCGCTGTTTCAATTGTCGTGAATCTCGCCCAACTTGTTATAAATACCCCCATTGCGGTATAAACTGGGTCTCTGAATTCCTCAATAATCTCTCCATCTTCATTTCTAGGTAAGTCAAATTTCAACACACCATCATCACTCAATTCAGGAACTTTACCAGTAACATCAGGGTTTGTTGCAAACTTTCCATACAAGTTATTCAACATCAGTTTTGCCAACAATTTCTCGCTACCTTCTTTTGTAACCTTAATATATGTCCACTTATCAATATATTGTTTGAACAATCCTGTCATACTTCTAAACATAAAACCATCAATAAATTCAACATCATACAAATGATAGTGTTCCTGTATCAGTTTCCAATCCACATTTGTAACATACATTTCCACTACCTCACCGCCACTTGATTTAAGATACTCATTCCCTCTAAACATCGGATTATTTTTTAACTGAATAATTGGTATTCTTTCATCTTTTAATCTAAATTCACACTTCAAATGTTGAATATATAACGGGTATTCCTCATTCTCTTCATACTCACCTTCAAAAAATTTAGGCACACCATATGGCAACGGTCTATCGTACATTTGAGCAGGATATAAACTGTTCACATCAAACACTATTCCACCATCAATCATCTTATTCGCATACTTCTCATTCAACCACGTAAACCCCCCTCGATAGGCTCTTCTTATATCATCATCAACTTTTTCCCTATCTAAAACAGGAAACAACCTCTCAAATTGTTGTTTACTTATGATGTCCTTATAATCCGACATACTGTCCGAACCAATTGTCATTTTCGTTAACCCTTGTTCAAACTGAATCTTCAACGCTTCCGCCATAATATACAAGTCATTGTGAATATATTCCTTTTCCTCTTCATCAATAACATGTCCAACTGGTCTATACTTATGATAATCTATTTCACCTTTTAACAATGGCAGGTTAAAGTCCTTTGCAATGTCCTTAATCTTAAACGGTAATTTCTTTGCTGAATCATACATAGTAACATGAATCTTTTTTCTCTTTTTATACTGCTTATATCCATAACAAATATCTAGCATATACCATTGCAACATACTAGAGATAGTTGCACTAAACGTATTTGGTTTGCCTTCTTTACTAAATTCAAACCCATTCCTAAACAACCAATTAACTATAAAACTTCCATCAAATCGTAAGTTGTGAAAATAAATGTCTCCATCACAACCTTTTAACCATTCCATAAAATCATCAAGATTATTACCAATCTTATAATTTTTAGTATTTCCAATCTCCATATAACCCCAACCCCAAACTCTACAATCATTTGGGTCAGTTGTTGTTTCAAAATCACACGCATATTTTTTTCTTGCCATTTATATTCCCCTATTCAAATGGGAGGGTTTAAAACTTTTTTAAGTCCGTGTCCACCTTCCCATCTTCATATCGTTGCACCACACTATCCATTTTTGAAAGGTGTCCTTGAACCTCTTCATAACTAGGAATCATCTGCCCTTGACTATCCCACAATTCAAAACTAAAAACCTCATTATATTGTAAGTACAAGTCATAGAAAGATTCAGGCGACAAACCTTTCAACCTTTCTATAACGTTTTCACCATCTGCCCCTAAACTTCCAAGTGTACCCTCCACACTTCTTATAAAATTATCTTGCATAGTTTTCATGGCTTTATCATAATACGTGTCGTCTGCTCTTCTTTCCATATTCCTTTCAATGTCCTCTAATCTCCATCTATCTTTAACTGTTTTAAAATCAAAATCTTTTGGAACACTAAACCCTTGCAAGTCAGGTCTTTGCAACATACCTCTTTGTTGTTTCATTTCCTCGCTCATTTGTGCTTCAATTTCCCTTCTCTTTCTTCTTGCATTTATTTGCGCCCTTTTAGTTGCTCTCTCTATCCTTCTAATTTCAGATTTACTTGCCACAACACCATGTGGGTTTTTAACAAACTGATAATCCAAATTATATCTGTTCGTAAAACTCTTCTGTCTTTGTTTCCATTTGTTGAACTCTTTTCTAGTTGAAAACTCTTCAATAGAATCAGGTATATTTACCTCACCACTTAAATCTATTCCATAATTTTCAGACGTTCTTCTAATTTTGGCTTTTGTATTTCTCGCCAATCTTTTGAACTCGTCTCTGTCACGTTTAGTAATACGTATTCTAGGAGGTCTTGCCATTCTATTTCACGTCCTCTCAACCAAACATAAAATCCTCTCGTTTCACATTCCTTATAACAATAAATATCCGACAACAAACTAAAATCAATTTCTAATTCCCTAAATGTTCTCTCTAATCTTTCATCTAATAACTCTCTATTTTTGCGGTGTTTATCTAAGAACATTTCCATCTTTTTTCTACTGGAAAAGAAAAACGTGATTTCCAACGAATCATCAGAAACCACGTATTTACTTAGTCTTAGGTTGTGATAGACACCGCCCCTTGTTGCAGACATTCTATCACCCTTTCATATTCAATTACATTACGATTTGTAAGTTTAGAAATTCTTGTCCTTTACTAGAGTTAGCTTTTACCAACTTAACAGCAACCCCGCCATCACCCGCAACGTCTAGGAAGTCTACTAGCGACTTTCCTGCTTCAGCAATTGTTGGGGAGATTGAAGCATAACTCTCTCCATCATCAGTAAACAAAACAGTTATAGTTGATACACCATCATTTGCATACCCATTGTTAACTTCATCTTCATAAATAAGCACATCTGTTACTTGCATTTGGAAACCACTTTCCACGTTCTTTAGTGAAGTTGAAGCACCAGTTTTAGCGTTAAATAATTTCTTCATACCCTCTACTGTATTTGTATCGAATGTTGCTTTAATTACGTTTGACATATTTAATCATTTCCTCTCATTTTATAATTTGGTTTTATTATTCTTGTTCTTCCGTTTCTTCTGTTACTTCTTCTGCCAACTCAATAAACTTCTCAACCGCCATTTTATATTTCTTTGTGTCAGGTTTAACTTCTAAAACAGTTGCACCGTGTCCAAATTCTTTTGTTACTTGACGTTGAGCCTTTTCTTTGTTGACATTTCCTATTAAAACTAAGTCCTCCATTTCCTCTACTTCGGGTTTACCGTCAACGATGTTCATTCTAGCTAGTTTTACGGTTGTGTGAGTTACTTCTCTCGTCAATGTTTTACGCATTTCTTCTTTCCTCTCCTTTAATTAATTTATTTTGTTAGATAGTGTCGAACTACCTTACACTCTCTATATTAAACTATAATTCTACTAATGTCAACAGTTTTTCTAAAATATTTTAAAAAGTTTACATCATAGTTTAATAGATTTTGTAAGTTGTTGTCTCTATCTGTATTAACTATAACACATGTGATTCAAACTTTCAACAATAATCTTTAAAAACTTACTATAAATTCGACAAAAGACTTGCCAACTCTACTAACCCTCGTTCTAGGTTGGTATAATATAGGTAGGAACTATTATTCTATGAGAAGGGAGATTGTCGAATCATGCCTATGACAAAAGAAGAATATGAAGAAATACTCAATAAGCTAGTTGACAAAGACCTCGAACAATCAGAAAGAACTGAATTACTTCAAACATTGCGTTCTGATTACAACACCGTTCTTTCCGACTTTGAAGACTTTGAAAAGAAGACAGCAAAACTAGAAAAAGACAACAACGACTTAGTTGTGTCCAACAGTCAACTTTTCCGTCAACTGGGAACAGTCAATGATTCAGAAATGTCAAAGGAAGAGGAACAGAAAAGTTTTTCAGAAGAAGTTACTATTGCAGATTTAGAAAACAACGCAGGAATTTATTAAGTATATAATAGGAAGGAACTGAAAAAATCATGGCTAGAATTACAATTAAAGACGTTCAAACAAGTCTAGGTATCACTGAAACTTACGACATCGTGAACGCAATCAGAAACGAATCATCACCGCTGTTTCGCCAATATGTTCCACTTGCAAACGCAGAAAACGTGGCAGAAGTTGGCGCAGGAATATTAGTAAATCAAACATTACAAAACGAGTTCATCACATCACTTGTTGACCGTATTGGTTTAGTTGTTATCACACATGCTCAATTACGTAACCATTTAGCTAAGTTCAAACGTGGTATGTTACCGATGGGTAGAACGATTGAACAAATTTTTGTTGACTTAGTACGTGAACAAGTCTATGACCCTGATACAGCAGAAGAACAAGTCTTCCGTAGAGAGATTCCAAACGTTCACACTTTATTCCATGAAGTTAACCGTAAATCATTCTACAAACAAACGGTGCAAGACCAGTCTTTACGACATGCGTTTATTAACTGGGGAACATTCGGTGATTTTGTTTCAGGAATTATCAATGCCATTTACAATTCAGCAGAAGTTGACGAATACAAGTACATGAAATTACTTATTGACAACTACTATTCTAAAGGATTGTTCAAAGTAGTTAAAATTGAAAAACCTGATACAGAAACTTTGGCGCGAGAATTTATCAAAAAAGCACGTGCTGTTTCAACTAAAATGACACTTCCAAGTGGTTCACGTGATTACAACGCACTAGCTGTTCACACAACGACACCTGAAAATAATTTACATTTAATTATTGACGCAGATTTAAACGCAACAGTTGACGTTGATGTGTTAGCAAAAGCCTTCAATATGAATAAATCAGACTTCTTAGGAAGTGTAACTATTGTTGATAACTTTGCTTCAACAGGTTTGGAAGCTGTTTTAGTTGACCGTGACTGGTTCATGGTGTACGACCAAATTCGCCAAATGGAAACAATTCGTAACCCACAAGGTCTTTACTGGAACTACAATTACCACATTTGGCAAGTTCTAAGTGCTTCACGTTTTCATAATGCGGTTGCGTTTGTGTCAGGTGAAGTTGCACCAGTAACACAAGTAATTGTTGACCCTCAAGTTGCAAGTATTAAAGCAGGAAGACAAATGCCATTTAACGCTTATGTTCGTTCCACAGATGATGAAACAAGAGCAGTTACATGGGAAGTTGTGAAAACAGACGGTTCAGCAGTTACAACAGGAACAACTATTACTGTTGATAACAATGATTCTTCTAAAGCAACCTTAGTTGTTGCAGATACCGAAACAGGACAACTTACTGTTAAAGCAACCGTAACTTATGAATCAGGTGAGGAAACAGTTGATGTTGTTGGTGAAGGTGTCGTGGCGGTTTTAAATAATCAGTAGAAAGTTGAGGTTACATTATGGCAACAGTACCGTTAAGTGCAACGATAGTCCGATTAAAACGTAATATTCCCTTTCATTCAGACTATCAGAACACAAGATGGTTTACGTCAAGAACCTCTCAAACAGCATGGTTTCATAGTAGAGAAACAGCTTTTGAATCTACAGACATGACATTTCAAAGGGATAGTGGGGGCAATACATATGTTGCCTTCCCTAGACCTATTGACGACTTGAGAGACGTAGACTATTTAATGTTTCAAAATATACGATATAACACTAAGTGGTTTTACTGTTTTATTACTAAATTAGAATATGCTAATAAACAAGTAACGAGGGTTCATTTCACATTAGACGTTTTACAAACGTGGATGTTTGATATTGATTTTAAACCCTCTTTTGTTGTACGTGAACACAGACCATTATGGAATAGTGATGGTTCACCAGTTATCAATACATTAGATGAAGGGTTAAACTATGGTACAGATTATGAAACTGTTTCTGTTACAAACCATAAACCCTATGCAGATGTTTTCTTTCTTGTTATCGTTTGTAAATCTGCTGTTCACACAGGCGCAGGGGTAACACAAAATAATGTGGTTGACCCATCGTTCAACGGAACACCACAACCATTAACGTATTATGTACAACCATTTAGAATTGCTCAAGGCGGTACAATTGTTCAACCAAATATTAGTGTTAGTGGACGTACCGTTGATTCACCCGACATTTTAGAAACATTAAGACTTGTATTTTCAATGGATAATATGGTTAACAATGTGGCTAGTTTATATATTACCGAATATATAGGCGACGATAACGTAACTTACTCTGCTTCATCAAACACCGTTTCTTTCTCGCCTTCAACCAATTATAGTGTCGCAACTATTGAAAGTGGTGAGGACACAATTGAAACAGTTAACGTCAGAAACATAGAATCATACGACACATTAACTATTAATGCGGGTGCAAAGTATAGTGGTGTACCAAGTGTTACTGAATCAAAACTATTAATGTATCCTTATACGGTGTTTAATTTAGTTGATTTTAAAGGCAACACTATTGAGTTAAAACCTGAATACATTAATGGTAACACCATTCAGTTAAAAGTAAAAGGTTCATTAGGAACGTTCAACAAGACTGCCTACCATGTTGACAATTATTTGACTAGAGGTATCAGTTCAACGAATAGAGATATTGTTGGTATAGAACATGCTATTATTAACAACAGTCCAAATGACTTGCCAGTTGTGAATGATTTTCTAAGTGCTTTCTTGCAAGGAAATAGAAACTCATTAATGACACAAATCAGGTCAACCAATACAAACGCTGTTCATAATTTGTTGGGTAACTTAACTGGTGTTGGAAGTAGTTTTGCAAGTGCTGGTTCATCAAACCCCAACCCTGCTGGTGCATTAAGTTCAACGGTTGCATTTAGTCAGACAGCACACAACTATCAATTAGATATTGAAGCTGTTAACAGTAAATTATCAGACATTGCAAACGTACCACCAAATTTATCAAGTATGGGTGGCAATACTCAATTTGAATACGGTAACGATTACCACGGTGTTTACTTAGTCAAAAAACAAATTACACCTGAATACAAAAGAATCTTAACAGACTATTTCAACATGTTCGGTTATAAAACAAATGAAGTTAAAGTACCTAATTTACGAACACGACAAAACTGGAATTATGTTCAGACAAAAGGTTGCATTATACAAGGTGATTTTAACAACGATGATTTGAACACAATTAAACGTATTTTTGATAACGGTATTACATTGTGGCACACAGACGACATTGGAAACTATTCTCTAAGTAATGGGGTGAGATAATGAGCAGAGCAAGAAATAATAACAGATATAAAACATTAAATGATATAACACGAACAGAAGGCTTAGACTGGTTCACACATTACTATCAATA